GTCCAGATCGTCCTGAATGCCTTTCAGCAGATCGCCGGAGATGGCTGAAAGTTCCGCGGTGTCGATCTCATCGACGAGATTGCGAAACCAATCGGCGGCCTTCTCTGCGTCGCTGACGCGCTCGACCGGCTCACCGTTCAAGGAAACGACGACAGAACCGTCGTCGTTCACCATGCGGAGGATGTTGCCCTTATCGTCGTATTCGTTCTTGTCTTCGCCATCCTCAAGGATCTCGACGACAAGGTCTTCCGCTTCACCAAGCCCGGCAGGCTCCTGCTGGCGAATAGAAGGAGACAAGCCCGGCGTAAGCGGCATATCAGGAATCCTTGTTCTCAATCAGCGCAGTGATTTCATCAGAAAAGCGTTGGAGCCCTTCCACTGCGGCCATATTAGCATCGACGGCGCTTATTTCATAGACGCGGGCATAGTCGTAGGGCTCCTTGCCCCAGACCTCGACCCGGTAGCGGCCCAGACCTCCCGGCACCGGCGGCGGATCTAAAACGTCGACGACGGCGTTCGCGGGTATCATAAGGTCTTCCTTGCTAAACTGGATACAACGGGCCCTCCGTAGAGCCTGTATGCATTCTACTTTCGTCGAGGGCCGAAGTCCATTCTTCGTTACGGATAAGCACCCCGATTTGTCGCAGATGCCGCAGCGCCATGCTAATCGTATCGACAAGATCGTCATGCTTCGCTCGCGGAAATTGAGCGGTTTGTGTAATCACCATGTCAGCCCATGATCTATCCGGCGCATAGATCAGCCCTTCCGCAAACAGATGCTGCACGCTGTAAAGTCGTGCCAGTTTATCCTGAGATTTGGGATCCACAAGTTCAACGTAGAAATCATCGTGCCCATAGACGCGGCGCAACTCCTGCGCCACGCTATGCCCCGCGGCCTTATTCTCAATCAAAATCTTCTCGCAGCCATAGCGCTGCATTGTATCGCGAACCTTCTCGACGAGATCATGCAACTCTAGTCGATCCTGCCATGCATGCATCAGCATGCAGCGCGGATGCTCTTGCGTATAAGTTCGCTCCAAAGACGCCATCATGTCGCCTTCGCGATTAGGAACGCGCGTGACCTGCGCGACTTGATCGCCGCCAGACCAGACGCCCCAGATCGTCATGGCGCTGGGGTCATTTTCGGTTTTGGTTGTATAGGCGCAGTCCAGCGAAGCTATGACGTAATCGAAGGGCGGGAAGGATGGGCCGTCCCATGTCTTCCACCATTCGCGCTTGATGACGCCGCCGCCTCTTGGCTCTGGCGCCTGCTGGAATTGACCCGCCGTAGCATACGGCCCCATGACGCGCTCGTCGCGGTCAACCACTTCTTCAGGGAAGCGCTTGGGGAATAAAAGTTCTCCGTCCTTGCTGCGGGGGTCTTCATTACCCAACAGCGTCGGCATGGCGCGCATCGGGTCGTAGCGCATTGGAAGCATAATATGGTCATAGCCCAGCCCCTTATCCAAAATGACGCCGGAAACATCTTCCTCATGCAGGCGCTGCATGATGACGACGATGGCCGATTTCGAAGGATTGTTCAGACGAGACGGCACGGCCTCAAGGAAGGTTTCAATTGTGCTCTGGCGCATCGCGTCAGACTGCGCGCTGTCGACGCTGTGCGGGTCGTCGATGATGACCCTGTCGCCGCGAACACCCGTCATTGATTCAAACGCAACAGCTTCGCGAAAGCCGGTCGCGGTGTTTTCGAACTTCGTCTTGGCGTTCTGGTCGCCGGTCAGCTTGACACGCTTGCCCCAGCGCGCCTGATACCAGTCGCTCTGGATTAGGCGCCGCATCTTTGTCGAATCGCGGATGGCGAGGTTCTGTGAATGCGACGTGCAGACATACCGCAAGTGCGGCATGTTCTGCGGCCCCCATTCCCAGCTGGGCCAGAAGACGTTCGTAAGAAGCGACTTCATCGTGCCGGGCGGCACGTTAATGAGGAGGCGGTTATAAAAACCGCCGTCCTCAAGTTCGGTCTCAAAAGTTATCGCCTCAAGATGCTCACAGATGAAGTCAATGTGCCAGCCGTGGATGTATTCAGACCCGGGCTCAATCACATGCCACGCCATCCTTACGAACTCGGCGAGACTTTCCTCGCAGTCTGCCTGATCAAGATCGATCAGCTGCGCGTCAACGTCTATGCCTTCAAGTGTAAGCGTCATTGGCCGACTTCTATTTCCTTTTCTTCGAAGTGCCGCAGCAGCTTCTTGTCGAGGCGCTGAGACAGTCTCTCGTCGAGCACAATCGTCATCGCCGTCAAGATCTGGGCGAACTCACCCATCGTCATGTCGGCGCGCGGCTTGAACTCCAGAACCCTGCGCTTGTTCGGCTCGACCTTGTCAGGCTCAATCTCCATAACTCTCTCCCTTCCTTCTTTCCGCAATATCGTCGATCCATGACGCGATGACGGCGGTCATAACTCCGCCAATGTAGAACGCCAGATACAGCGCGCTGTCGAATAAAGCTTCCATCATCGTCATGATATCAATTCTCCAACTGTCGATACTACCGCATCCATGCGGGCTGTTTCAATGATCGGTCGCGTATATGGGTCTGTCGGGCTCTGCGCCAGCCATTGCACGGCAATCGGCCCGACGCCTTTCGCCATCCAATATCGGGCGCCGCCGCCCGGCTTGCCATCCCATGACTGCAGATAGGTGAAGACCAAAACGTCGTTATAGACGACGCCGGTCTGAACGCGGAACCGCTCCAGCAGCGCTTCGTAATGACAGATCTGGACGCCCTTCGCCATTGCCGGCGGCCACGATTGAAACGGGCTCATCTTTGGATAATTGATATAGTCGCCGCCGATCTCGACATATTCGCCCCAGCCGATTGGCGGATTCATGACGACCTTCTTGCCGCCGGGATAGTCGTCGCGCCATTCGGCGATGCCGAAGCCGGGGCGATACTGGTAGAACCAAGTATCCTTCCACGTCAGATGCGCGTCGTAATCAACATAGAGCATGCTGTCGCTGCCCTTGTCATATGCGAAGACGGCAGTGATCGGCGGCATGCTGTCGTCGACCGCGGTGTAGTCGAACCGGCGCAGCATCGGCCCTAAGAACATGGGCCAGTAATCAGGAACGAAGATCTTGGTCATCTCTCACCTCTTGGAAATGCCGGTCGGCGTATTTCGGAAGCTTGGCTTTCAGATCGTCGTTGATGCGAATCATCATGAGCGCCTGAAGGATCTGCGCCAGTTCATATACGTTGATATTGCTCTGCGGGTTAAATTCATACCATTTCTCATCCATTGGCGACCTCCAGCTTCTCTCTAATAACCATCATGCGGGACGAGATCGTGCTCGCATGCTTCGTTCCGATTTCCTTGGCGATAGTCGCCGGATCTTTGCCTTGCTGATGCAATTCCCAGATCTTCTGCTCATAAGGCGTAAGCGCAGCTGGGTTGCTATAACGTCGATTCCAATTTGGTATTTTAGCCATCCTTTTCTCCATAGTAAGCGGCGCGGGCGGCGCGAAAAGCAGACATCGGGTAGCAGTCTGGATACATATAATTGTCATCAAGATTTGCTGTGCTGTCGTCCGCTATGGCAGCAAACGGGAGGAGTGCCGCAGTAAGTTCCGCGATGCGCTTTTCCGCTCTCGCAACATAATTGTTTGTGCTCCAGTCTTTATTCTCGCAAACAACATTGGCGCGTTGGATTTCAAACTCCATATCAATAATTCGCGCCGTCAGTTTATCAATGATTTCCTTGGACGCTTGCTTGGCGGCTTCATAGCCTTTGTCAAATTCGTCACTCATTTCTTCTCTCCCATATAAGCGGCGCGGGCGGCTTCAACGAACAACGCCCTTGCGTCTTTTTCCAAAAGCATCTTGCGGTAAGAGGTGTGATTGTCTCCGATGATTTTGTCATCAATCATCGCGTCAATAAGCGCCATAAGCGCGTTGAATTGTTCGTCAGTCATCCTTCTCTCCCAGATAAGCGGCGCGGGCGGCGCGGACTTCGGCGGCGCTAACCTTTCCGGCGTTCTCGCCAAATCCCCAGAAATAGCAAACGTGGCCATCAGCGCAGTCAGAAACGTCTACGTCAGCAAACGGTTTCAGCGCCGCTTTTAGTTCCGCGATGCGGGCTTCAAGACGCTCAATCTCAGCTTCCATTTCACGCTCCATAAAAATCCCCTTGAAATGCTTTTCAACAAACTCTTGATTGCGGCGACTAAATTCTTGGCAACCAATCAATCGCAACGCCAAGCAGTAGTCTGGCCGGATACCATAAAGTCTATCCATCCTTCTTCTCCAAAGCGGCGCTCTTTTCTTTGCGGATGAATGCCAAAATCTGTGATGCTTCTGCGGCGCGAACCCGTTGCTTCTTCCCAGACCAACTACCTTCCGCAGCCGCCGCAAATTGCGAGTGTGTGCGAACTAGCCCTTCGACGTGCGCTTCGATGTAGTTGATGCGCGCTTCCAACTCCGCGATGCAGGCCTCATATTCCTTGCGAATTTCAACCTGCTCATTGATTGCCTTCGACGCAATCGCCTTGTAACGCAGAACAGCAGCATCTGGGTTTTCAGGGTCTTTGTGGAAAGCGTCCAAAGCTTTTTCAAGTTCCGCGATGCGTTCAAGCAGATTACCATTCAGTTTAGCCGTGGCGATATTAGACGCGGTTTCACATGCCACCTTACTTTCCAACTCCGCAATTCGCTTCGCCTGCGCCTCTAATGCGTCGGCGGCTTCGTAGTGAATGCCTCCGGTTTGTGATAAGCGCAGCCGTGCGATTAGGTGGGTGTAGTCAGTCATCGCCAATACCTCCGCACTCTATGACGCCGATGACGGCGAGGCTTGCTATCGTCCGCTTTAGCTACTTCCGGCTCACTAACAGATTCGACCTTTTCCGTTACTTGCGGGCAGGCTTTGTAAATAACCTCCGCAGGCGGCGGCTTTAGAACATATGACGTGACGGCTCGCGAATCGACTCGATAGACGCTGCAGTCGTTCTTCGGCGGCACGATTGGCGCCGTGAGCACAGCGATAAACGCGCCGATAAATATGCCGGCCATAAGCGTAGCAAATAGATTCACCATCCCCTCCATCCCATAAGCGACAGCAGTCTACCCGGTTTTCTGACAGGCTGAACTACCTTTGGCTTTTCTTGCTTAACGCGCACGACCGGCGGCTTCTTCTCCCGCGGCGCTTCCTGCTCGCGCTTCAAGCGCTCAAGACGCGCACGTTCGCGATTGGCTTTGACGATCTTCTCGCGCCAACGCACCCAATGCCGCTGGCGCTCTTCTTCTGTAATCGATGCTCGCTTGATGTCGCGCTTGAGTTTAGCCTTCTTCCGGCATTTTTCGAGATACGCCGCATATTGCTCAGGCGACATATATTGCTTTGGCGTCTTCGGCTTTTTAGGAACGAGCGTCTTTCTGCGCTCTGCCCAATTCTCTTTAAGCTTGCGCCGGCGCTCTTGCTCGCGCTGCGCTTTGGCTTCGATGTAGGCTGGATCTTGCGCCATGACAGCGTATTTATCGCGGCGAGCCTTGTTCCAATTCTCGCGCTGCTTCTTCAGCTTATCTGGATTGTTTTCTCTCCAGCGCTTTTCACGTGCCCGTCTCCGGCGCAGCGCTTCATCCTTGTCCATATCAATCTCAATGTTTTATCTTCTGATTCCAATTGACGTTACCATCTTGCTCTGCGTCGTTCAATGTAAATATTATCGCGTTGACCAAGATCTGCAGAGATGTAATTGCGCTTTCTTTCGACACCATGTTTTCCGACAGAACGCACGACGTAACGGCGGCGAGCGCCTGCAGCATTTCGACTGGCGTTTCTGCCGTATCGTAAAAGACGTCGAGCGTCTCTTCAGCCATTTCGGCTACGCGGTCTTTCTGCTCCTGCGGGATCTCATTATCTGGATCATGGATCTCAATCATCACGCGCTTTCTTTGACGGCCATCAGAACGCCGCGTAACGCTTCGCGTTGCTCAGGCGTGAGGGCGCGCGAATCAATTGTCTTCGTCTCGACCTTGACGGCGCCGCCGTCCTTGCCGGTGATCTCAGTCTGCGTGCGTTCGGTGTAATCGTCGCGAAAGCGCGAAGCCACGCTTTTCAGCCACAGCTGCGCGTTAAAGTCGCGCGAAGCAAGGTTTTGCTGCGCTTTATCTTCCCACCAAGTTTGCGAATGGGCCCTCGCGCAGGCGAGAGCGGTGGAAAAATCTTCATGTGCCGCAGCCCAATCGAAGATCGACGCTTTATCGACATCGAAGAACGAAGCCATTTGCGCGATGCTTTTGCCCTCTTTGCCCAGCTGGATTATTTGCTCACAATATTCCGGCTTATATTTTGTCGGGCGCCCAACAGGCCGCTTCGCGGGCTTTTCTTCACTCATGTCAATCTCCTATGGTCGGGACATGGTATCACATCCCGACCACGATATGTAGGTATTAGAACTCTTCGTCGGCAGTAGCCCCTGACGCTTTCAGGGCGGCCTTTCCAAGCGGCAGGTCAGCGAGCATTCCCAGCGCTTCCATGTAGGTCGCAAGGAGCGCTTTCTCTTCGGCGACCTTGGCGGCGTCCTTTTTGCGCATGGCGATGATCTGCTTCAAGATCTTGGTGTCGTAACCATCTGATTTTGCTTCAGAATATACGCTTTTGATATCTTCAGCGAGGGCGGCTTTCTCTTCTTCAAGCTTCTCTATGCGCTGGACAATAGTTTCCAAGTGATTGTTTTTTGCCATTTTTCTGCTCCTCTATCTGTGTGACGATGTATTCCGCTTGCAAGCGGCAATAGTCGCAAGTTGCGTCGCACTTCCTGTCGGAGATTGAAGCTGCCATTTCATTTCTATCAATCTCAACATTGAATCTGCATACCGCAGCGGCGACAATGTCTCTTAACTCGTCGTTCACTGTCAATCCCCTTCCCTATGAAATATCCGCTTGACAGGCGGAAGAAACTTCCGGTATAAGAATTTCATCGTAACCGATGTTGATGGATATTGAAATGAACGAGCAGCCCTACTTCGAAAAGATCGTTTCTGGCACGGTCGGCTACTGCAACAAGATTGTCGCAGAATACCGCGCTCGCGGATATGTCGTCGCCAGCCAGAAGCAATGGTCTGACGGCAAATACACCTTCGTCCTTCGCAAAGACAAGTAATGGAGATTGATATGTCCGGCTACACCATCATCGAAGACGAAGTCGCCTACCAAGCTGCCGTTGCGCGCAAGATCAAGGAAAACGGCCGCAAGACGCGCGAAAAGAACTTCCGCGCCGAATGCCCCGATTGGGAAGCCATCCTGACTTTCATTGAGGCCAACAGCGCGAATAAGTTCTGGCATGACGTCAATCAGGGCGTCCGCGAATACGGCGCCCCGCGCCCGAAGATCATCGAAATCGTGCGCGAGCGTCTCGCCCAGACAGAAGCCAAAAAGGCCGAATGGAAGGCTCGTGACGCGCGTTCGGAGCACATTGGCGAAGTTCCCAAGAAGATCGAAGTCGAGGCGGTCGTGACCTTCCGCACCAGCTTTGAGGGCTTTTACGGCTGGGTCGACATCACGGGCTTCCGCGTCGGCGACAACGTGATCATCCACAAGGGCAAAGCCCCTGAAGTTCCCTCTGATGAAATTAATGACCAGTGGGGCAAGCCGGAGATGGTGCCGGTCAAGAAAGGCGACCGCGTCATGCTGAAGGCGACGGTCAAGGATCACGGCGAGCGCGAAGGCGTCAAGCAAACCATCGTGACGCGCCCGAAGGCGACGCTGCTGCCAAAGGTTGAGGGCTAAGGCCCTCACCTATTACTCTTAACTGAACCGACATGGAGATTGATATGTGCAACGTGAAGAACGCTCCCGAAGGCCGCTATTTCGTCGAATCAGGTTGGTCTGATCAACATCCGTGGGTCGTCGTGGGCGAGAGCCCGTCGGGCAAGACCCTGACGGTCGTTCCTGTTGATGTCGAGAAAGATCCGTCCTTCAAGCCGAACTTCATTGCCGGCGGCTTTGCCGGGCATTGCGACAACCAGCATGAGCAGACATGGATCTATGTCGGCAAGTGCCCGATGCGTAAGCGCACGATCCGCATGGGCAAGAACGGCTGGGCTGGAGGCCAGTTCAAGGAGACGCCAAAAGGCCCGTATTACTTCTACGATTACAACTTCTAGCAAGAGGGGGCGAAAGCCCCCGACTTGACATCGGAAGAAACTTCCGCTATAATGATTGTGTTAAGTATGGAGATCGATATGAAAAAATACACCGGGTTTGTTCATGCTGGCGGCGTCTGCTCTTGGTATTGCGCAGAAACGCAGCTGGAGGCGGCGACGAAAGCTGTGCAACAGTTTAAGCGCGACTTCAAGCATATCTTCAAAATCAAGAAGGGCGTCGAATACAAAGTATCTGTGTTTGATACAACCGACATAGAAAGTTGGGTTCTTGATGATTATGGATATCTTCATGAACTTGGAGATCAGAACGACAAGAAAATTGTCAAGGATTTCGAGATCGTGAAGGTTTATTCCTAACGGATGGGGCTTCGGCCCCATCTAATCTTACGGAGATCGATATGACCATCTACTCAGTGAAAGTTAGATACGAAACCATCAGCCCGATGTATCAGGAAGAGATCTTCCACTTTGACAATGAAGTCGAAGCAAGCACGTTTTTCCACAAGGCTATGGCGCAAGGTTGGAATGTCGGCTCTCCTCGCGTCGTCATCCATGAAGTTTTTAACTGTGATTCGGCGATGGGCTGGGTTCTGGATGAAATAGAAGCAACCAGAAATTCTGTTCTGCAAGATCCTAGCCGCTATCCTCAACAAGTTCGTGCGAAAGCACGACAGGCATAGATCGAAACGGGGAGTGCGACCCCGTCTGTCCGTAACGCGGGCACTGATGAGATCCGATGGAGATTGATATGATCAAGGTTCGCAAAAATTCGAAGACCAAGATCTGGAACATCTATGCGTTCGACGGTGAGAACTTAGGCGCATACAGCTTCCACTTGCAGGAGGTGAAGGCATACTTCCCCGGCTGCACGATCAAGGGCCAGAACGTCTATCTGCCTTGAAGTCGAAACGGGCTTCGGCCCGTCTGTCGGTTATGCCGGCACTGATGAGACTATATGGAGATTGATATGTCGCGCATGAAAGACTTCGCGTTTGAACTGGAAGCTTATACGACGAGCGCCATACAGCATACGGCTCTGATCTTGGCCGGGACGCATCCTGACAACCAAGAGGCGACGAAGATGCTGGACGAGGCTTTGAAGCTTCTGCAGCAGCGCATGACAGACGTCGAGTATAAGGACTTCATGTTCGACGTCGACCGCATCATGGATAAATACCAGCATCGATGGTAAACTTTCCAGACCCGCTTCGGCGGGTCTCTTTTTAGGAGGAAGCGATGCGAGTGATTGAAACCCATATGAGCGACGGCGATGTGATTCGCCTCATTGAGCATGACCTGACGCAGGCCGAACTGGAAGCCAAGCAGGCAGAGACGCGGGACGATGGCGTCATCGTCAGTTTTATGGTTCTGGACTATACTGCGAAGCCCAAGGCGCCAGCTGCCGCCAAGGAGACGAAGACGACGGCGTCGACGGTCATTGAGGCTGTCGCCAAGAAGATCCGCAAGACCTCTACCAAAAAGTAACCATAAAACGACCTCTGAAAATATTTTCGGAATTTTCTTCCAAAGCGCTTGACTGAGGAAGAAAGTTCCGATACCTTATCTTTATTGAAATTGATAACCGATGGAGACTGATATGACCGACCTCGCTTCCCTCGCCGATCTCTACGCTTACGCCAAGGCGGAAGCCGACGCCGCTAAAAAGCGCGTCGACGACCTGCGTGAGCAGATTCTGGCGGCTGGCGTTGACCAGATCAACGGCGACCGCTTTCTGGTTTCGGTGAACACCACGGTTCGCGCCAGCATCGACACGACGCTTGTTCGCGAACTGTTGTCCAAGGAAGATCTGGCGCTCGTGACCAAAGAGACGCCGGTCGCCACCATCCGCGTAAAGGCTGCGGTTCGTGTCGCGGCCTAATAACAAGAGGGGCCGCGCAAGCGGCCCTTTTCTTTTTGGAGGCGTAATGACGTTCATGCGTTTTCTTGTGTCGCTCGTGTCGTTCCTTGGATCCATCGTGATCTTTGGATTGACCGTGTTCTTCGCTGTCTTGATGTTTATGAGGTGAACTATGTCGCTTGATATCTATGACCATAATGTCGAAGGCCATCCCTACATCCTTGCTTCTAACGAGCCGTGCTACGAAGTGAACCCTGTTCTCTGGCGCCTGTTCTGCGTCTTCACAGGGCGCGACTTCATGAACGCCAGCACGCTTTGGAGCGAGCAGCATGTGATCAATTCTCTTGTCTCTAAAGGAGTCGAATACCGTGACGCCAAATCAGCTTCGCATCGTTCTTGATAAACTAGGGATAACGAACACAGATGTCGCGACCATTGCAGGAGTCACACCGCGTCAGGTTAATTCTTGGCTACGAGGCGTTAATGGCATACCTCGCTCTGTTGTTCTTATTCTTGCTGCCCTTGATAATAAACAGCTGTCAATTGATTGGCTGGTTCAAGCAGTCGAGATGGAAGTAATACAAGAAGCCAGACAAGGAGAGTAGAGATGGCAACATCAGAGAAGATAGGATGGACTGTTGTAGATCGAAAAGGAAGATTCCTTGGATCAGACTCAGTAACAGATTCTGGAAGAATGTTGTTTCTCTATTCCCCTGCAATTTTTCGGACAAAAAAAGACGCTGTAGAATACGCCCGCGCTAGAATGAACATATGGATAGAAAACGGACGCGATGAAGAAGATTGCAAAAAAGACGCCTTAATTGTTAAGGCTTTTGCAATTGTAGAAACAATATAAAACAAACGGCCCAAGGCATGGCGTCCTTGGGCCTTTTGTTACACGATGTCAGCTTGTGTGCTCTCGATTCCGTTCTCCGTTTTTGTTTCATATCTACCCGCTAATACATAGATTGCAGGAGCGGGCGCCTGCTTGCAAAGCACTCAGTGTGCCTCGCAAGAGGCCGCTGCAATTCGCATTCACCAAAGAACGTCATGCGTTTGGCCAAGCGCCTTTTGTCTTTCTAGGCGGTCGATCTCATTACGCAATGACTTGATCGTTTCTTCATCTTCCTGCCATTCAGCATCGACAAGAAGACGCTTTGCGCGATTGATCGCAACATCAATTTCGATTGTGCTATTGACCAATGATTGAAGATCAGAATGGGATTGCGTCACCATTTTTCTCCCATCCTTCTACGCCGTCAATCGGTAAGCCGGGATCAAATATACCCTCTTCTTGAGTAGATCCAAGAGGAGATTGCAACGGATCCGTCACGCGCGTTTTTGTTTGCGTGACTTCGGCGCCGGGGAATGCAAGCTTCACTGCGAGCACATCCTTATAGTGCGACAGCAGCATGGCAATTTCTTCTAGCGTGTAGACGTTAATGCGACGACCTTCCGCAAGGATGCGATTCGCCATATGAGGCTCTTTGACAATCGTAGCGACCGTCCCATCATCAAGGCATACCTCCCATATCGCCGGGTCGAGTATTTCCGCGCCGCTTTCTTCCGCCGCTTTGTCGAGCGCTTTCCAAGCTTTGACCATACGCTGTGATTCTCGCTTAACATCTTCAAGGTCTCCCTTCCAACGGGCTTGGCTCGTCAGGAACCGCTGCCGGTCGAACTTCTCCCGCAGTTCTGTCGACACCAATAGCCGCAGCCTGTCTCGCCCCCATTTCAATTCCAGTTCGACTTCCAGCGCGTCGGCCTCATCCAGAGCCGCCCTGCCGGCGATATACATGCCGGGCGTCGCCATCCACGGGATGGGCTTGTAATGCGATACCGCGGCGCCCCTATCGGACGGCGGCGGCGGTCTTGACGGTCTCTTCGCCATTACTCGCCTCCCTTGTCCCATGAGAACTTCGGGAGCGACACCTTGGCCTTCGCCGCCTTGGCTGCGTCGCCT